AGGGCTATCATAATAAATTTCTCACTTTCTCTAATAATTCTATTTCTGTCCCAAATTGGGACTCAAATGCTAATCTACCTGCATGATATGCTACCTTATACCCACCCGTCCTATGATGCGGTGGACATAGTGGTATAGCGTTCTTGTAGTCATTACGCATACCAAGTCCCATACCAGTTCTGAGATGGTGAATTTCCGCTTCCGCACCACAGATAATACAGCCAAGAGCAGCAACCCTACTAAGATATTTTTTTTCATCTTTTTTACTCGCCATAATATTCGTTAAATTCATCGTCAAACTTAAATTGTTCTGTAGTAAATTTTGCGTAACTTGCATCTAATGGGCAACTACGTTCTATACCTTCAGCAATTAATGAAAAATAATCTAAGTCTTGATTCTCTCCAATAAAATTATCAAGTCTTTCAACCCATACAGGTGGTGGGATGGTTCGTTCCCAATAAGCCAACCAGTTAAATATTTTCATTAAACACAAACCCTATGCTGCCAGACCAAAGCTCTATATGCCGTTGGTAGTCAGCCATCTCTGCCGTAGAGAGTTTAGTTGTACTCTTTATAGCTTCAATTGTTTCTCCATTTACTACACTTTGGCTGCGTAAAAACTTCCAGCCCATTAGTTCATGCACTTTGTCTGGTGACTCGCCAATATATTCGCCAAGCGCACCATATAGTTTCCATAGCCTAGCATTTTGATCTAAGTTACGTGTGTGTGACTTGATCGTTACGTTAGCGATATAACCCTGTGATAAATCTAATGCCTTAATCTTTTCAAACAAGTAAGGCAAATTGCTTGTGCTAATGTTAAATGATTTTATTTCAGTCATATTGTGCATCCTAAATGTATTTCACGTTTTGCTTTTAAATATACTTGATGCGCTAATTCAGGATTTTTAAAATATCCAAGATGAATTAACTTATTATTATTTTTTATTTTAGCAACCCATGAACTTGTATTGGCATACCAAGTAACACCTAATAATCCTGATTTATTATTTTTATGTGCTTTTATTTGATTTTGTCCATTTTCAATTCTTGATACATCTCTTAAATTTGATAACTTATTATCAGATTTAATTGTATTAATGTGGTCAATAAATTTATTTGGAAACTTTCCATTCATGTAAAGCCATGCAAGGCGATGTGCTGCATAATTTTTTCTTTTGATTGTTATTACTTTATATCCCTGTACAGTTAAACTGCCAGCAACACAATTAATCATTGTTTTTTTAACTGGATTAATCCAAGTAAAAATACCTGTATCTGGGTCGTAATTTAAAATTTCTTTTAATTCTGTTTGTGTAATCATTTGAGCATCCTTGTACGATATTGAGTGAGTGTGTCGGCAATCTAATGGTACAAGCAAAAGATTCTTACCTGCTCTCCAGCAACCGACAAGTAATTATACATTATTTTTAAACATATCCTTTATTTTTTGTCTTGACTCTGTAGAAGTCTTGACTTTCACCGTTTCTATTTTTTCTTGCTTTATTTCACCAGTAAATACTCTTACACCATCTGTTGCCCTAAACTTACCTGTGAACCCAGCAGCCTTCATGCGCTTAATCCATTCGTTACATGAAACTTCAGTCAAGAATTTTTATCCTTTAGCATATTTTCAATGCCATTATAAAAATCAATCCAATTAAGTATCCCTCTATTTTTTTCTTCGCATTTTTCACCTATAGCCCGAACCATATCGTTAGATAATCCTTGCCATGATGGTTGTTCTAATGCTTCTTTACACGCATCATGTGCTTTTATTACATCTTCATATAAATAATCGCTGTGGTCTAAATTCATTAACATTGAACATGACCATAATTGCTCAACTGCCATCTTTAATGCTTCGTCTTTAGTCATTGTGGTCTTTCCTCATCATCAAATGTCATATTATTTGGATGTGTAATGTCATCATGCACAATCAATCCATCCTTATTTGCCTCAATAAAGCGTTGGCATATTACGCACCAGTAGCCATTATCTTTAGCCATATTATTGTCTGCCCATTTAGCTATTTGCTTACCACGTTCAAAAAACTTTTTAGTCATTAAACGTAGCCTTCAATAAAACGTCAATGTAAGCAGGAATCGTAAACTTGCCGGACTCGTACTTGGCAATGCTATCCCTAGTCTTAAACAATTTCATGCCAAACTCTTTTTGTGATAAACCTGTTTTAGTGCGTAGTGCTTTTAACTCTGTGTGCGTCATTAATAACCCTTTCTGTCGTTGATAGAATTATTATATATCACGTTGTATAAAATATGCAACTAATCTTTAGCGTTTCTTTTGGCTTCTTCTAACGTATCGTAATAACCTAAGTTTTTATTGCGCTGACTAAGACCGTACTTTACTCCTGTAGCTGAGTAGTATTTGGCTATAGTCCATGAGCCAGAGCTAATGTGATACTTGTCTTGTTCAACCCACCGCATAATTTTCTCCTAGCAATTTATGTGCTGCCTCTACAGAAGTTTCCGGAAAGTTCTTAGGATTGCGTAAGATTCGTTTAGCCCAAGCATGGTAATCAGTCTTAGGCTTTAGCTTTTCTGCAATAAACTTATTCAGCTTATCTACGTTCTCTTTATTCTCAGCATAACTAGCTGGTGATGGTAATGCATGGTACTCGGCTTCTCTTGGCTTACATATTTGCACTATATCTGCTGGTTGAGGTAGCTTGTTTGGTGTATCAGTCCATTTATCAAATGCACGACCAACTACATTAAAGTCAAATCGTTCTAGCTTATGCCACCAGATCCGCAGCATCTCTTTCTCAGGTAAAGGCTTACCGTAAATAGTAAACACGGCATTAACCATATCTTTAAATGCTTTTTTGTCAGTTTCAATCATGATAACTCCTAGAATGGTGCAACTTGTTCTGGTGCTTCATCCATCCAGCGACCTTGGTTTAAGTAAGTAGCAGGATTAGGAATATATTTACCATCCTCTGCTTGCCATTGCTTAGTTTCTCGTTGCCAGTTGATAGCGTCAATAACTTTAATAATGTCTGGGTTTGCTTTTTTCCATGCCTTACGTGCAGCTTGAATTCCAACTTTCTTTGGGTATTTATACCAAAAGTCATCAAAGTAATCCTCAAGCACTTCTGTCTTTATAGTCTTTTCTTTCTTATCTAATATAATCTCTTCTGTTCTATTCTCTTCTATTAGAACGGACTTTGTCAGACTTTGTGCCGATAGTGTCGTGATATTATCGGGATACTTCTTAATGCTTTGTAGTAACTTCTGTGTGTATTCATCTGTTCTACTTGCCATTTTTAAGCAAGTAATCATTCCATTGCTTTCTTCAAACAGACCTAATTCCACCATGTAAGTCATAATATGCTGCACTAAATCGCTACTTAATTTAAAGTCATCAGCAATTAATTCTGCATCATGTTCTAGCTCAAAGGTTAAGTTATGCTTTTCAACATTCCTAGCAATCAGCTCTAAACAATACCAATATATGCCATAACCTTGTGCGCCATACTTTAAACGTAGTTTTTTTAGCTTTGCATCATTACTTGAATCTGAATCATGTTTAAACCATTTCATTTGTTTTCTCCAAAAAAAAACCTTAGACAACACTCTCATCTTTTTTAGGGATGTTGACGGACTGGCGGATACCAGCAGAGTGTTGACTAAGGTTTATCCGATGTTCACCGTCAAGTGATAGCGTTACTTTAAACTAACTTTTACCTTCTTGCAAGTATTTTGTGATAGCTTCTTTAGCTTCATCAAAACCAAAGCAGACAACAGCTAAGTAGTTCATTGAACTAGCTGCTGCCATAAACTCTTTCTGGCTATCTGACACTTTGCCAGACTTTGCCTTCATCTCAATAAACATTCCGTGATACTCACCTTTAGGAATCATTAAGAATAGGTCGCTGACTCCGGCAAGTACTCCCTCTGCCTTTAAATTGACTGCCGTGACTATGTGCCGTGATCCACCGTTAGGGATCGCCCAAAGGTGATACTTGTATTGCTTGTATTGCATTCTAAACCATGTGATCAGCATGACTTGTTCTTGGTGTTCTGATATTTTCATAATTATTTTCAATAAATGTATAAATAATACTTGACATGGCTATCTGTTGTTGATATTATACACACATCGCAGCAAGTTATGCGATTAATTAATAGACACAGTAGAGGTAAATATGAGCAAAGTAATTCAAAAGTTAATACAAAGCAACAAAGAAGTTTATGCTTTTATGCTTGATAAAGTTAACGGTGAAGGTTACGAGGTTTTATTAAATGATGGTTATTCAGTTGATGGTCTTCATTCAATTGCTGGAGATACGGTAAAAGATGTTTTATTGCAAGCATCATTCATTCAAAAATGTAGTGATGATTGTTCTTGTAAAAATGCATAAATAAAAAAACCTGTGGAGATCAACATGAACGAAGAAACATTAAGCAGCAATGACAAAATTATTAAGTTGCCGGCAGACGTAGCAGAAGAACTTTGGTTTGATCTGCAATGGGAAGAAGACAAAGCAGCAATACTTGAAGATAGAAAAAAATTAAATGAATTATGTAAGTTTGTTGGAATTTAATGTATAAATAATACTTGCATTATTAATTTAGATGTGAGAATATTACACATCGCAGCAACAAAGCGGTTAACTAATAGAAACGGTGGAGATAAAAATGTACACAATCAAATCTACAAAATTCCCAAAACAAAAGTGGGATATCTTAGAAAACGGTAAAGTTGTCAACTCTACCTACAATTCCTACAAACTAGCTTGCGCCTTACTTAACCAATACCAAATGGTTGAGAAGGTATACACACGAGTTGCTGAGATAGAAGCATCTGTTTGCTTATTCAAAGCTAAATGCGACCGTGAAACAAGGGAGGCTCGTAATGCATACTAACGATCTAAAAGACCCAAAACTTGAGCAGATAATAAAAGAAATACAAGCAATGCGTAAAGAGTTTGAAGAATTAGAAGTTAAATTAGCGAAACGTGAATTGGAGAATAAAGATGACTGATTACAAAAATTACAAACCTAAAACAGACTTAACACCGTGGATAGAAGGCATCTGCTTTGTTGGTGTAGTCTTGCTCTCAATTTTTCTATACTTGCTGCTGGTGGCTTAAATGGAAGATAATCGCCAAGACACAGATTTTATAGAGCTAGAAGAATACCTAGAGTATTTAATAGAATGTGCTAATAAAGAATTAAACGAATTACGAGGAGAAGAAAATGTCGGTATTTAAAACACTAAGCGGTATAGATGTAAACCAGCACGTAGAAAAGAAGGGTCAGTTTACTTACCTATCTTGGGCATGGGCTGTAGCAGAGTTGCGTAAGGCATCGCCAACAGCTACATGGGAAGTTATTAAGACTGATGGCTTACCGTTCTGCAAAACAGAGTGTGGTTATTTTGTTGAGGTAGCTGTTACGGTAGATGGCATTACACTAAGCCAAATCCATCCGGTGCTAGATAATAATAACAAAACAATCCCAGTACCAAATGCTTTTCAAATCAACACATCAATACAGAGATGCCTAGTTAAAGCAATTGCGCTACACGGTCTTGGATTATACATATATGCTGGCGAGGATCTCCCGTCTGTAGAACTTGAGTCAGTAGATGTTTATGTCGCTATGATTCGTAATGCTAAAACAATGGCAGAGTTGCAAAAAGTATTTATAGATGTGCGTAACACAGTTAAATCTAACCCAGCATACACAGCACCTGTAACGCAAGCAAAAGACGAAATGAAAGCACTATTTGAAGGGATGGCAGCATGATTATAGAAAAAACAAAAGTAACATTATCCGAAAAAGATATGGAGGATTTAGTATCTGATGCAGCAAGATATAGTTGGCTGCGTGACCATCATGCTAATTACTTACATTCAATTCCTAATTATGATTCAGATGATATGGATTGTGGTACAGAGCATATACAGTCAATATTATTCTGTAATGGTAATGGATATGCTTCAGAAATAAATGGTGAAGAATTAGACAGAGCAATTGATGATGCAATATTAAAATCAATGAGGATAATGCAATGATTATTAAATCACTATACGGCTTAAAGCCACCTAGCCAAAAAGAGATGGCAGACCGTGATGCTAAGATAGCAAAAGCTCTAAAAGATTTAGGTCACAAATGGCTGCTTTCAAAACCAATGCCAAGGATTAGATAATGCAAGGTACAGAAGAATGGTTTGAATCACGCATTGGCAAGGTAACAGCCAGTCGTGTTGCAGACGTGTTAGCCACCATCAAGACAGGTGAGTCTGCTAGTCGTAAGAATTATCGCATGGAGCTTGTGTGTCAACGTCTAACAGGTCAACGTGAGGAAGGCTTTACTAACTCACACATGGAGCGAGGCATTGAGCTTGAGCCACTAGCCAGAGCAGCATACGAGTTTAAGCAAGGTGTTACGGTAACCGAGGTAGGCTTTATTGATCACCCAAGCATTGAGATGTCTGGCGCTAGTCCAGATGGTCTTGTAGGTCTTGATGGTCTAGTAGAGATTAAATGCCCTACGGCAGCCAATCATGTAGATACGCTACTATCCGGAAAAGCGCCTAGCAAGTACATACCGCAGATGCAATGGCAAATGGCTTGTACCGGTGCTAAGTGGTGTGACTTTGTTAGCTACTGTCCAACAGTAGGTGATAACCTAGCATTGTTTGTAGTCCGTGTTGAAAGAGATTACGAGTACATAGATGAAGTACAAAATGCAGTAAAATTGTTTTTAACAGAAGTGTCAGATTTAACAACTAAACTAAAGGAAATAAAATGAACAATCTAAATGCAACAGGTCGCTTAGGACAAGACGCAAAATTAAGTTACACGGCAAACCAAGATGCAATCTGCAACTTTTCACTATCATTGACTGCAGGTTACGGAGATAAGGCTACCACTACGTGGTTGAATTGCTCGTTGTGGGGTAAGCGTGGGGAAATATTAGCACCAATGCTTCTTAAAGGCACGCAGATAGGCATTACAGGCGAGATCAGCTTGCGCCCATACAAAGCAAAGGATGGCACAGAGAAATCAAGCCTAGAGTGCCGTGTTAGCACAGTAAGTTTGCTGGGTGGTAAGGCAGAAGTTAAGATTGAAGGCAAGCCACATACGGTTGAGCATTTTATGGATAACGTAGAATCAGATATACCCTTCTAGCGTATAGGTCGTGTTATGAAACTCAAATGGCACGACCTTCTTTTGAAACCAATAAATTTATGGAGTTTACCTATGTCTAGCAACCCTGTAACTGGAGATAGCCTAGTAAGTAAGATTGGCAGCAAAGAACAAAAAGAAAAGTTTGATGAAGGATTTGACCGTATCTTTCGTAAGAAAGACCCAATCTGTAACGTGTGTGGCAAGACTTTAAGTGCAGTTAAAGAATGTGCTTGGACTGGTTGCCAGCTTAACTGGGATGAAGACCGTATAGACAATATAGGATCAAACGGTGATGGCTTCCCTAGCAGCAATCATTATGAAGCTAATGATAAATGAGTGACGTTTAACGCAATGCGTTATATAGGAGATTAATATGCCGTGTAATCAAAACTGTAATCAAGGTCGTAATTGCGACTGCAAGAAAGATGCAAGTGTAGATAGAGCAGTAGTAATTGTAGCAACATTGCTACTTGTCGCTGTGGTTTCTATGGGATTTGGTGTTTACAAACTTTTTAATGCAACTAAAGCGCAAGACTGTGCTGTAGAAGTGCAATTTAGTAATGGGGTTAAGGCTACTTATCTTGGGACTTCAGTTTAGTCACTACTATATTGCAAAGTGGTTCAATAAAGTCGCTTTAAGTAGGATAGGTTTGTTTTATGATGCTTTGGCAGATGTACACAGGATTATTTTAGTTTTGAACCGATTGTGTAAACCATAGTTAACAATGTACATAAGGAGAAACACATGAAGATAGAATTGATAGGCGATATAAAAGACCATCCAGATGGTAGCGGTATTGCGGAGCTGGACATAGACGAAGAAGGTAAGATGTACTTGATGCAGCTAGGATTTGAAGTTTTGCTTATGAGAGGCATTGAGGCAATGAAAGAAAAGTATGCTGATATACCGACCTTATAAACTGCCTACTGGTAAACCTAACTTTGATGGTCGCATGAGGCGCTTTAAATCGTTTAGCAGTAAAAGTAGAGCATTAATTAATTACATTAAAAGAAGGCGAA